GCCAAATTCCGCCAAATCGCGGTGGAAGAAGGCGTTGTCCTAAACAATGGCTGTGACTATTCGCCGTTTTGGCGTTTGGTGTCGGTATTAATTGCCCGCCCGCTGCTGTGGTTGGTCAACCTGATGCAGGTTGAAATCCTTCCCGCTCTGTTCCTGAAAACCGCGAAAGACATGAAATCCGAAGTGTGGGTTGACCTGTTTGCTTGGCAGTTGGGGTTAGAACGCAAAGTAGAGACCAAAGCGCGTGGCGAAATCGTCCTGACTCGCAGCAACAGCCAAGGTGTGCAGACCGTTCCAGCGGGGACGGTCATCCAGTCATCGGCGATCAACGGCACGGTGTACCGACTGCAAACAGTGCAGCCCTTCCAGTTCGCGGCGGGTGAGCTGGAATTGCGGGTTATCGCAGAGGCTGTGGCAGCGGGCGCAACTTACAACCTCGCCACAGGCTTTTACGCGATCATCGCGACGCAGTTGGCAGGCATTGTCAGTGTGCGCAACGCCGATAACTGGTTGCTTGTCCCCGGCACTGACCGCGAAACCAACGCCGAGCTGGCGGAACGTTGCCGGGTGCAATTCCAATCGGTGAATCAGTGGCATATCGACGCGGCATACATTGCAATGGTGACGCGCTGGCCCGGTGTTAATGTCAAAGACCTGTACATCGAGCATGACGCACCGCGTGGCGCTGGTACTGCCAATTTATATATATTGTTTGATCACGGCACACCCGCCGACGAATATATCGCGCAAATCCGTGATTACGTGATGACGCAAGGCAACCACGGGTTTTCCGATGATTTGCGGATTGCAGAGATGCCAACACGCCCTATTGATCAAGTAGCGCGGATTGCCGTTGATACCACGCTGGACGCTGCCCAGCGTGAAGCATTACGGACGCACGTTGAGCAGTACATCCGCGTCGCGTTGCGAGATCTACCGCAAACGGATTACCAGCCCACGCGCACCCATCCTAATAGCCGCTTTGCGTGGTCGCGCCTGATTGGCGAGTTGCACCGACAGTTTCCCGCGCTGGTCAGTATCGACTTTGCTGATGATGCCGATGTGCAAACCGATTTGTGGATACCGCGCTTGCGCAATTTAGGAGTTGTCGCCGTATGACCATTACCCGCCCCACTTACACATTACCGTACTGGATGGCTGGCAAACGTGCGCTGGCTGTTACCCGCGCCGCCAAACGCTGGTGGGATACGGCGGAAGGTTATGTACGTTTACCGCTGACTACATTCGACGTGTTGTCCTGCGAATTATCGTTTGTGGATTTGCTGGCGTATCAGCGCGGCATTGCCCGCTACGCTGGCGAGTCGGAGGCGTTTTACCGCCTGCGGGTGCATCACGCGCTACGCAACGCACGGGCAGCGGGTACGCCTGCTGGGACGCGGCATATTTTTGACAATCTGCAACTCCCCTACCCCCGCTTTGCCGAGTGGATGCCAAATCGTGACTGGGATGTTACCCGCGTGACGTTTAGCGGGCGCGGCTATGCACGGTTGCACGCCGAAATTGATTTTGTGCTGCGGTTCTACTGGCGCACCTGCCGCCGTTTTGAAGTAGTGCAAGAGGTTAAGGCGGAAACCCATTACGGCGCGGGGATGTTTGGCAGTGTGCGGTCGGTCGAATCAGCGACGCACGTAGCGCAAGCCGTACCGTTCCGCCCTGCCCGTTCCATGGTCGGTTTTGGCGTGGTGGGCAGTGTGCGGTCGGTCGAATCAGCGACGCACGTAGCGCAAGCCGTACCGTTCCGCCCTGCCCGCCACACCTTGCCTGTCAGTGGTTTTTTTAGTTGCCGGAGTCGGCACGTTAGGAGTTTTAGCGCATGAGTGCGATGGACGAAAATATTGTAACGCTATATCCGCAAGTAACGCGTGCTGGCTTGAATGCGTTGCTGTCATTGCCAGATGGCATTGATGACGCTATCACCCACATCGGGCTGGGTACTGCGAAGTACACGCCCACGGCAGAGCAAACAGCGGCGCGGGGTGAGGTGTTGCGTGTGCCAGTGCTTGACGCTATGGCTGTCGGCGACAATGCGATTATGTTCGCAGCGGTGGCATCGGGCTGGACGGGTGAGCTAACCGCCATTTATGAGATCCTGTTTTATCTATCCGACGGAACGTTATTAGCGGCGTATTCCAGCAATGAAGCCGAAGCGGTACTTAAAAAAGGGCGGTCTGAGGAGCTGTTTTATACGCTGACAATGGATGTTATCCCAGCGGATAAATTGCAGGTTGTCAGTACGCAGACTTATTTCCAGCCGGGTGTGCGCGAAAGCATTTTAATGCTTATGACCGATGCGCTGGCTAATAAAATCGACGATATGTCACGCGACGAGCGCATCGGGCGCGGCGAAACCACGCTACTGTCCGTCAAAAGCGAGTTATTGCAGGCTATCGCAACGGTTAGTCGCAATAGCAAAACGGCGCTGGACGATCAAGCCAAACAATTTCTGCAACTGCTCGCGTGGGAACAGCACACGCAGGCGATGTACCGCCGCGCTCGTGGGCATTCGGGGCTAATGGCTATCCGCCAATACACCTACCACGGCGATTTGCGCGGCACGGCATCCAGCGAAAAAGGCACGCCGGGGCACATGCACCAGCACCCCGAATGGGGCGATCTGGTCGGTACGGGTGAAGTCTGGGGCGTAATCAACGGCTGGACATTCAAAGCGCGTCACCGCGACCACCACATGGAGCGCCCCGCTGACGTGGGGTCGGCATGGCTGGCGACGGAGAAACTGCTACCGCCACCGTTACCACCTGCAATCACCAGCGAAACCACGGTAGCGGGTCAAACAGCAGCAATGGTGGAATTGTTCCGGCGTTACAACGCGGGCGAATTCCCCGTTGGATTCCGCGCGGATTTGACCGCGCTTGAGGTCTGGTTTGAGCCGTACAGCAGCACGATTGGAGACACTTTCCACAGCCAACGCCATGCCCTGCAAACCAACAGCATGACCGACGCACTGCGCCTGATGATGCACTACGCCCATTCGGGATTAAAAGACCGCTTTGAGAACCAATCGGTGGAAATGCCGCTAGTGGCATGGGTAGATGCTGCGGGTAATCCGCAACTGGGTATCATGCGCTACCGAATGGTGTGTACGTCACTAGCTTCGATTGGCGATGTTCGTCCAGCTCTCGCTGCTGTCGATGATTTTAGTTTTGACGAAGGCGGCTGGGGTCGGTCTAGTCAGCGTTATCGAGTAAAGGAAAATGCTAACTCCCCCTGTTTGCTTGATCAGATGATGGGGCTATTGCCGGGGCTTGATGGCGCTGGTGCGACACTGACTGAAACGCATACTCGCTATGGTCAGTCGGAATCCATCCGTACATGGGCTGACGGCAACTCACCGCTGAATGCAGCGTATTACAACCGCTTTGCACAAGCGTTAGGCGACGATGCGGCGAACCGCCACCACTTCATTCGTGGCGATTATGACCCGCACTTTTTTGTTGCCAGCAATACCCGCGATGAAGTTCTGCCGATGGCGATGGGCGGTAATGTTTATCGTTGGTCTTGGGCTATCCCGATGGAAATCGTTATCCGCACCCCGTTAGAAAGCTGGAATCCGTACAACGTGCCAACGGTGGCGGATAGTGGCAATTACAGCAACGCGGGGACGCAAGCCAACCCAATCCGAGGCTTGAACCCCTCCGTTGGCGCGTACTTTATGACCCCGGCGGAATTGTACAGCGGTGCATCCAACGCGGAGGCCGCTGACACGGCGACGGACGAATATTGGGTAATGTGCGGTGACGGCACAGCACGGAAGATGCGGGCATCCGGTATCTGGATGCAGACTCCGCCGATCATCGGCGTAGGCAGTGCGAAAACGCGCTTTGCTATCCACCCGGAACACCAAGAGGGTGATAAACCTTACGCGTTTGCAATGGGCGCATACCGCCAAACGGCTGGCGTTTCCATGTACCTGATGCAGCAGCTTTTAAGCGCGAAAATCGAGCGGATGGATGACAGCATTGCGCAATCTCATGATTTTGCGCAGCAGAATGCACAAATCGTTGCGCTCTCAAGCCAAGCACATCGCCACCGCGAATTGGCAACCCTAGATTTACTGAGCAACGATGCAAACAGTGACGGACTAATGTATCGCGGCGAATTGCTCAACCCGCCCGAATTGGGATTTGTTTCCGTGCCGTCTGATATAGCAATACAGGCGTTGGACGGGGCAATTGAGATGTTGCCAGACGGCACGATGCGATCAGGTAACGGCTCAATTACGTTTACAGCCAGCGGCTCTGTATCCAGTCTCAATCTGCCCGTTACGTATCAGTGGGCAATTAACGGCGCAGTGCATGAGGCGAACGTGTTGTCGCTGTCATGGCCATCGGGTCAGCCACGACCAAAACCGTTTGTCTGGGCAGTTGATGCCGCAGGCAATCGCTCACCCATTATTCAACTTTAAGGAGTCCTCTTATGGATTTATTGCAAACAAGCACCGCGCTTTTTGGCAAGTGCTCTGAGCTAATTGACAGCTTTGGCGGCGAAGCCGACGCGCGGGCTGTGCAGGTTTCTACCGCAATCGCAAAAATCGAAACACAACGCGCTATTCATGGGCGAGGGGTGCTGCGGCGTAAAATCCACGCACTGACCGGGCAAATTATCAATAATTCATTGGTCGCTGGTAACGAGGATTTTTCAGGATTTTTACGTGATGACGGTGCAACAGGTGAAGCATTTCTGCATTTAGATACGGGTATTAGGCCGGAATCTTTGGTGATTCTGAGCCTGCATATCACGGGCATGGATTTTTATGGATTGCGAAGTAATCACGATGCACGATGCTGGGGGTATATCGGCTACGGCGGCATTCATTCCCAATCAAAAAATTCAGACCCTTTAGAACCGACGTTTTACATCGGAAGTAACGGCTGCGGATTCGTAAGGCTGAAACTACAGAATCAATATTATAACTCGATCTCGATTGATGCGATTATGTCGTTCAACAGCAATGTTGATAATTTTAAATTTGTTGGTGGGCGAATCACTCGCTTAACCGTGGAGACCATTTAATGTCAACACTAACTATTGATGGTAAAGATTACGGCGCTGTATCGCCAGATTTAACAGTTGAAGTCGTGAAGCTGGATTTTCCAAATGCGAAAGAAATTTCAATAACGCCGACATTAAGCGAAATTGCTGCGATTAATGCACAAGCGCGGAAAGCCGCGCAACTCGCTGGGGTCGAATTCGAGGGCGTGATGTGCAGCGCAACGGGCGACGATCAAGCGGGGTTATCTGCGGTTTTC